CACAACTCCATGAAACCCCATACCTCGAAGGGAGTCAGGATGATCAGCTCCAAATATTTGAAGCGTAGATCCGTTAAATAATTCTATTTTTAATTCTGTTTCGTTTTTAGTACCACCTAAATACATTAGTGGCTTAGTATAAATCTTTAAATATTCCCATGCTATAGATTTACCTTGTCGATAAGTAGGTGCTATGAATGCACACTTACGCATAGGCTTAGCAACAGCTGTTTTAATTAATTGATTGATAGATAAAACAGATTTACCAAAACGTCTATGGCATACAAGTACATTAAATCTTTTTAAATTGTTATGTACTTCTCTTTGTAATGGTCGAGGTGTGTAAGGTATTATTATAGACTTACTGCTCGTCTCCCCATTTGATGTTAATTTTGATTGGCCCATCTGATGATAATTTATTTACTTGTGTTGCTAATTTAGGATGCACATATGGTGCTGCCTTTTCAGCTGCCATCATTTTTCTTT